CCGCAGACTTGGACAGGGATTTTGAAAAAGTTTTCAATGGCGCTTGTACGGCCAAAAACCTTTTCTTAGAACACTACAAAAGAGACATGGGAGAAGAAAACGATGGATAGGGCTCAAGCGTCCGCTGACGAACGGAAGGTGGGTAGGCGCGACGTCGGACAGGCGCATCGCAACTACAAGGGTAATATTTCTGCCGACTTAAAAGCACATTCGATTATCGATTTTTTTGTGTTGGAGACCACGTTACCTTTTTGGTTTAACCAAGGCGTTAACCATGAAATCGATGAAATAAAGCTTCAAAAGGAACAGGTGGATTTTTCAGATCAACTGGTTGGTCAGATCAACGAAGGTGAACAGATATATCTCGACAAAGATTACTGCGACCCGTTCCATGGTGTTTACGGGGTCGCCGAGTCCATGGCTATGCAGTACGTTCAGCAGTTCTACGCCTCGCAAGAAGACCCTAACTGTCCTTACGTCGCGGCGAATTGCTACGAAGCTTGGGTGGTTGACAGTCTGCCCGGGGACTACAACCCAATTCACGATCACGGCAAGCGCACCGCTGCCGGGTTAAGCTTTGTTTACTGGACGCGAGTGCCGGAAAATATGCGTAACTCGGAAGCCATTAACCTGAAGAGCGCCTCGCGGCAACTGGACGGGTGCCTGACCTTTGTTAACGGTCCCACGCTTCAAACCTCACACGCTGAATTTAGAACCTCGAAAGTGATGACCATGGACCCGCAGCCGGGCCGGTTCGTTATATTCCCGCATTGGCTCAACCACATGGTCTATCCGTACAAGGAAACAATCAACTCCGACCAGCAGCCGGAACGAGACCGAAGATCAATCGCAGGGAACGTCGCCCTTTTTACGAAAGAGCAAGTAGTCGATAAAAATGACGGAGATTAAAATCTTTGAAAACTTTTTGAATGACGAGGTTTTCTTTGATCTAAAAAGCGCCCTTCGTCCGGGTGGTGGATTTCCGTGGGGTTTTCACCTTTCAAACGTCGCGGAACTCGGTCCAGAAATTCACTTACAAAACAACCAGTTTTCTCACGTTTTATACCAACATGATCCGCTAGAAATTCCGTTTGATGCTTTGGGCCAGCTAGGCGACCGAGCGTGGGAAGGCTGTTCGCAGCTTGCAAAAATTGTCGCGCCGGTTTTACAAAAAATTAACCCGTTTATGTTAGTTCGCGCTAAAGCAAATTTGCTGACGTACTCCGGGGGAACTTCTTTTTTCGGGGGGTTTCACACAGACACTCCTCGGGAAGATATATGCGTGACCGGTATTCTGTACCTAGACACGTGCGACGGTCCTACCGGGTTCGAAGGCGGAAAAAAAGTAGACGCCGTAGCTAATCGGCTGGTTACCTTCCCCGCCTTCGTGCGCCACGGATCTTGGACCGCGACCGACGTGCCGTACCGCCGAGTCATAAATTTTAATTGGATTCCGTTTTAGTCGTTTTCTGTTGACGGGGTTGTACATGTCCACTAATGTCCCATACCTCAACCAACCACGGAGATTATTATGGACAAGAAATATGCGGGAACAACGATTGTTCTGCCCACGGCGACAGTAGAAATGCTGGACGAAATCCGCACCAACCTTGAAGTTAAAACCGGGATCGTCAAACTTAGTCGTCGGCAGGTAATTGAGTCGCTCATATCCCAGAAGATGGAAACGCTCTACCACGTCGCCGAAACTGCACCGGCAGAAAGTCTCCCACCATCCTCGGAGGAGCTTGACAGGTTGCGGGGGCGCGTGTAATGGACCCGCTTCGTTTTTGGCGGAAGATGCTGAACCGCGTTTTATCGTTTGACGACGATAATCGCGGGGCGGCGCTCTCCGAGTTTCTGGAAAAAGAGCCGAAGAAATTTACTAACGTAAACAGGTACACCCGCGCCGGTAAAAAGCCCAAGCGGATTTACTGCCCGGACTGCGGCACGTGGACCGAGGTATATCACTTTGCTTGGTCACGGTTGAAGTGTCAGGCCTGCGGTGCCGAGAACTTGAAAAATGATTGGCTGGTGGAATATGTCGAATAGTGCGGCAGACATCCTCGGGCTAGACCTCGTAACGAACGAGTACCTAGTCCGTAAGCTTCGCGAACGTGCGGCGGACGTGGAGTGGACAGGCGGCGACGAAGCAGAGGCCGAGCGCCTCCGCTCACGGGCCGCGGAACTGGAACAAAACTGCTCGAAAGTCGAGTGGGTTATATAGGAGAAGACATGCCTAAGCGTCTTTTAAATATCGCCATGGGTTGGGACTTAGCCCCCATCGAAGGGCGAAGCAGTAAGGGTCAACCCGACACTCACTGCCAAAACTGTGGGGCGGGAGCCTCGAAATCAGAGAGCCGGTGGTACGAAAACCCCGACCCAATTACGGGTGAGTTTCCGTTCTACCTTTGCGCGAAGTGCGCGTGGGAGGAAGAGAAGTTTTATCGGCGGGAAGCCGAATATGAGGCTTGGCTGGACGAGCAGCACCGGCACGAAAGGGAAAAGCCCGCTCTTCGGGAACAGGCCGTTGAGGTGCTAGACGATTACCGAGCCGCGCCTCGCTTTTAATTTGGAGGAGCCCACATACTCAGCTTTCGCCGAGCGGTGCGAAAGCGATGAAGCAGTTCTGCGGATTAAGCGTCCGTCAAAGCCTCGGGTTCCCGCCACGTCGTTGGCGCATTTGGAGGTTAAGGCTGCAACCGCACTATCGGGGGGAGGGTTTACTTACTGGCCCTCCCCTCATCAACCTTATAGGAGGTAAAATGGAAGTTATCGAAAAGCACTGGATTAACGTGCCCACCGAAATAGTTCGAGCGTACGTTCCATCGGAGCCCCATCTTCAACATTTTGAAAGAGCTATCCGCGAGGGCGTCGGACCAATGGATTACGTCACAAACGTAAGAGGTCAGATGACCGACTTCAGGCACTTTAACAACGATCCGGTTTTCCACGAATATGTCGGAATGTTCGGAGAACAACTTCTGTCATCAAACATATTTAACGACCCTAATTTTACCGGCATTAACATACTTGACGCTTGGGGCAACCTTTTGAAGCCGGGAGAAAGCGTGACTGAACACGCCCACGTTGCCGACGGGACGGATTTCGCCACGATAATATATTTTGGCCCCAGTCAGATAAGCGCGGGCGACGTTATTTTTAGCAATCTTAGAGGCCACGTCCTCACCTTACCGGCCTCGCTGCGGCATTCGGTGCCCGCGGCTCCCGACGAACGCATGACCCTAGCTTTCAACTGGACGATGAACGTCACCCCCAACAAATGGAAATCGGAAAATGAGTAACGGGCTTATAAGCCGCCGTCGGCGTTCTCAGTTCCGCACTTGGGACGAAATTTGGCGGGTCTTTTACATGTTCCCGCCTGCCATGTGGTGGCAGGCATTATTCCCTCGAAAAGAAAGATAGGTTTATGGAAGCAGATAAAACGTCCTGCGGTTTTACAGGCCGAGAAGTTTCCGACCGGTACGGCAAAAAATTTCCGACTTGCGAAAAGTGCGGACTCTCGAAAAAAATGTATGATTATCTTAGGCACCTAAGATCAGGTAAAACGTAATGAAATCAGTGACTTAGGGTGCGACACTATGTCGCATGTACATATGGGATAAGATGCTTTATTATAATACATAATAAAGAGGCACAAAAGCGCCCGGCTCTTTCTCATTGTGAATACGACACCAACCTGTTGAGTGGCCCGTGGACCATTAACCACGGAGAAACTCAATGACAAACCACATACTTAAAAACGGACGTACCTTCTTTGCCATCACAGGCGGGAGCTACGGAGGCTGGGCCAAGGCCCGCGACCCGATCACCGCTATCAAAGACGCGGTGAAACACTCCGGAAGCCAAAAGCTCGTTGCAGCCAAAGACGGCGTCGCCGTCATGGTGCTGTACGGCCCAAGCGAGACGCTCAACTGCGGCGACCTTGGTGGCTTCAACTACGAAGCTACCCCGGAAGGCAGGCCAACCCCGATAGGGTTGTTCTTCTGTAAAGGACGGACCATCAAGCCGATGAAAAAAGGCGACATGAATCCAGACCATCCAGACCACGAAGAATGGATGGACCAGACAGCTAACGACATCGAAGAGGATGTCGCGTACTGGATAGAAAAGAACGCAGCTTAACCACTAATCAGTAACCACGGCCCACGGGCCTCTTAACAGGTTGGAGTCAACTAAGACGATCTCTGAGATCTGTTTTAGTTTTCCCTATTATATATAGGGCTGAAATTATTTTTTTCTGAAAAAAAAATTTTTAGCGTGGAACCCGTGGAACCGTGGAACCTTTTCGCGTAACTCACTGAGAACCAAAGATAAAAGAGGTTCCATGGAGAGCCAAAAAGGTTCCATGGGTTCCATGGAATATCCGATATGACCCGCGCAAGCAGTTTGTTTTCGAAAAAAATCTGATTTTGGCCCTATATATAAGGGAGGTTTTGTGGCAAGACTAGTGCAGATTAACTGTTGAAAGATACCCGCTATGCCGCGCAAGACTGTTCGCAAATCTGACGACCCGGATTGGGTTGAAACGAGGGGCCGGAAAAAGGTCAGCACCCAGACCACCCTGACCCGCAAGCAGGAACTGTTTGTAAAAGAACTAGTCAGCAAGGACGGGCAGATCACGCTAAGGGAGGCCGCTATAAACGCGGGCTACCCTGCCAGCAGCGCACATAGCCGAGCGTATGAACTTACGAACCCTGACCGCTCTCCGCACGTTGTAGCCGCTATTCGAGCTTACCGGGACGAGCTAGACGTTAAATTCGGAGTTACCTATCAACGGCACCTACGTGACCTGCAAACGATCCGAGACATGGCGCTGCAAAATGGCGCGTATAGCGCGGCGGTCCAAGCTGAGTATCGGCGG